ATTGCATTTCTTCAACGGTATTACCACTGAGGAGATTGATGGTATTACTCTGAGAGCTATTGTAGATCTAATCGATGTGGAAGCAAATCCGGATGTTGGCCATACCAACTATCAATTTGTTGCCGGCAAACAACGTCTGAGTATGTTAAGAAAAAACGTATACGGTAGTTATACTCCTCCACACCTATACGATATTGTAAAAAAGAATGTTGCCACTGGATTATATACAAGTGAACTACTAGAATGGTACACTGAGGAAGAGTGGAATAAGATGAATGAAATGTTAGACCACGACAAGGATGAGCAATATTCCTATGCTGCAATCGAACAACTAATTGAAAAATATCTTGTTAAAAATCGAGCCACAAAGGAAATATATGAGACTCCTCAAATTCGGTACATGGTGGCGGCCGCAACTGTGTTCCATAAAGAAGAACCTAGTGCGGCTCGCATGCGTTATATCAAAGAATATTACAACTGTGCATCCGATGGCCTGTTCACTCTTGCTACCCCTGTGCTTGCTGGCCTGGGGACTCCTACAAAGCAGTTTAGTAGTTGTGTGCTTATCCGCAGCGATGACGATCTTGATAGTATTTTCGCATCTGGAGAAATGATGGCCAAGTATGCGGCCAAGCGAGCTGGTATTGGCTTGGAGGTCGGTCGCTTACGTCCACTAGGATCTGCTATTCGCGGCGGAGAAGTTATGCATACAGGCATGATACCTTTCCTTAAAAAGTGGTTTGGCGATTTAAGAAGTTGTTCACAAGGGGGTATTCGTAATGCAAGTGCTACCGTATTTTATCCTATTTGGCATTATCAGTTTGACGATCTTATCGTTCTCAAGAATAATCAAGGAACTGAAGAAACTCGAGTCCGATTTATGGACTACGGAGTTGTCCTTAACAGTTTTTTCTGGAGACGCTTTAAAAATAAAGAATCGATTACTTTCTTTGATCCAAACGAAGTTCCAGACTTGTATGAAGCCTTTTATAAGAATACAGAATTATTTGAAGAGCTTTATGTAAAGTACGAACGACGCAAGGATCTTAGATCTAAAACTATGGCCGCCGAAGATGTATTCAAAGGCGGCATATTAAAAGAGCGCACTGACACAGGACGTATCTATCTTGTGTTCATCGACAATGTACAGAATCAAGGCCCATTTGATCCAGAGTTTCATACCATTTATCAGTCAAATTTATGTTGCGAGATCCTTCTTCCGACTGTCCCATTTAAATCATTAGATGATGAGGGTGAATTTAAGTTAACATTAGATAATGGAGAAGAAATAACTCTACCAGGTCAACATAAAGTTTTATTATCTACCGGAGAAAAAAAGAAAGTAAGAGAATTGACTGAGGACGATGATATACAGGATTTAATGATATGACTCAAGCATTTGTTTACATTTGGAAAAATAAAAGAACATTTAGATGGTATTTAGGATCGCATACAAGAAAAAACTGTTATCCGGGCAACGGATATATTTGCTCCAGCAAGATAGTAAAGCCATTAATTAAACAAAATCCTAAAGAGTGGGAAAGGACAATTGTAGAGATTGGAACTCCTACCGAAATGTTAAACTTAGAAACTGAATTATTGGAAATGTTGGATGCAAAATACGACAGGCGAAGTTTTAATATGCATAACGGCGATGGTAAATTTACAACACTGGGAATTAGTTTTGTACCTGTAAATAAAGGAAAGCCTAGTCCAAGAAAAGGATTGCCAAATCCAGGAGTTTCTGCGGCTCTTAAAGGAAAAACACCACATAATAAAGGCAAACCTAGCCCGAGAAAGGGTGTTGCAAATGAAAAAACAAGTATCAAATTAAAAGGAAAAAAGCAACAAACAATTTGTAGAATTTTTGACAAACAAGAAATAAGTATTTCAAATTTTCTTAAATGGTGCAAAAACGAAGATTTTCCTGAGTTGAAACTAAAGAAAAGCAACAGTATGTCAATTGCAAAAAAGGGAATACCAATGAGGAAAGTTGTATGCCCTCATTGTAATAAAATTGGTGGTGTCAGTAGAATGAAACAATATCATTTTAATAATTGTAAATTGTATAAGGTAGAATATGAAAATAATTAAAAAAGAATGTACTAGAGCAGTACCAAAAATTGCGCTCTGTACCCTCGGGTCAATAAATTGGGGAAGTTTTAGACACCCAGAAGACATGCGCCGTGCTTGTCGTATTTTACAGCGTAGTCTATGCAATATACTTGACTACCAAGACTTCTTAAGTATTCAAAGTAAATTAAGCAACGACGAAATTAGTCCACTAGGTATTGGAATTACTAATCTTGCCTATTGGCACGCCAAGCGTAGTTTACAATACGGTGAAACGGATGCACTTGCCGAAGTTAAGACCTGGATGGAGCACCAGGCATTTTATCTAACTGAAGCCACTGTAGAACTGGCTCGAGAACGCGGACCTTGTTTGCATTCAGAAAAGACACGATATGGCCAGGGTGTATTTCCTTGGGAATTGCGTGCCACGGCTGTGAATGAACTGACAGACTTTGCTCCTGAGCTTGACTGGGAAACTCTGCGGGTCAACATGAAACAATATGGTGTACGCAATGCTACTCTAATGGCAGTGGCACCGGTGGAGTCCAGCAGTGTAGTCATTAACTCAACCAACGGTATTGAAATGCCCATGAGTCTGATCACAGTAAAAGAAAGCAAGGCCGGTTCGTTAATTCAAGTTGCACCCGAGTACAACAAGTTAAAAAATAAATATCAGCTGATGTGGGCACAGAAGGACTGTATTGGATATTTAAAAACAGCCGCAGTTATCGCAGCCTATGTGGATCAGTCGATATCCACAAATACTTTTTATTCACCGAGACACTTTGCTGATCGTAAAGTGCCTACTACCCTGATTGCTAAGAATTTAATGTTGGCTCATAGGTTTGGGTTAAAGACCCTGTATTATAGCCTGCTTGAGAAAACTGGAAGTAAAGGTCAAGATGAGCCAGCAGAAGCTGGCAAGTTAGAAGTGATTGACTTTGACGATGAAGGTTCATGCGATGCATGCAAACTTTAAGAAAGTATGTTACAATAGAGTATGGATTATCAAACCATTTACAATAACTTAATAGATCGTGCTACACGCAGGGTTAGCGAAGGCTATGTTGAAAAACATCACGTAGTACCTCGCTGTCTCGGCGGCACAGATGCTAAAGAAAATATTGTAAGTCTTTACCCCGAAGAACATTATCTTGCTCACCAATTATTAGTAAAAATCCACCCAACTCATTATGGCGTATTAAGCGCAGCAATGTTAATGACAAAACATTCTAAGACAGACAAAAGAATGAATAACAAGTTGTTTGGTTGGTTAAGAAAGCGAGCATCGTTACTTACTAAAGGCGTTCCTAAATCCAACCAAACAAAATTAAAAATGCGTAAACCAAAAAGTGCCGAGCATAGATTAAACATAAGTAAAGCACAAATAGCAAACGGTGGTAACGGCCCAGCAAAACATAAAGAAGAATCAAAAAATAAAACAAGAGAAACAATGAAATCAAAACCGCCACGCCCAAATAAAACTTGCCCACATTGTGAGAAAACTGGTGGTGCGATATCAATGGCTCGTTGGCATTTTGATAACTGTAAATTAAAGAGAGAAGAACATGTCTAAAGCGCAGTATGATTTAAGTAAGCAAACAAATTATTTGCAAAGAACAATGTTTCTTGACCCGGCAGGTCCTGTGACCATACAGAGGTTTGAAGAAACCAAATATAATAAATTAGCTAAATTTGAGCAAGAACAGCGTGGATTCTTTTGGGTGCCAGAAGAAATATCATTGACTAAGGATGCTAACGACTTCAAAGAATCTACGGATACTGTGAGGCATATCTTTACAAGTAATTTACTACGTCAAACAGCCTTAGATAGTTTACAAGGTCGAGGTCCAGTTCAAGTGTTCAGTCCTGTGTGTAGTTTACCCGAGCTGGAAGCATTAGTAATGGTATGGTCGTTTATGGAGACAAATATTCACAGTCGATCATATTCACACATTATTCGTAATATATATTCTGTGCCAAAAGATGTGTTTAATACCATTCACGACACACAACAAATCATTGATATGGCCTCAAGTGTCGGCAACTACTATGAAGCATTACACCTAGTAAATTGTCGTAAAGAACTTGGCCAACCTGTTACAGAAAAAGAATATATCCGAGCAATTTGGATGGCATTACACGCATCATATGCTCTAGAAGCATTCCGCTTTATGGTATCGTTCGCTACAAGCCTAGCCATGGTAGAGAATCGAATCTTTATTGGCAATGGCAACATCATCAGTTTGATTCTACAAGACGAAATCTTACACAAGGATTGGACCGCTTGGATAATCAATCAAGTGTGCAAAGAGGATCCTAGATTTGCCGAGGCACGAGTAGAGTGTGAAGCAGAAGTGTACACTCTCTACCAAGATGTTATCCGCGAAGAAAAAGCCTGGGCTGACTATTTGTTTAACAAAGGTCCAGTGATTGGTCTCAATGCTGCTATACTGAAAGAGTTTGTGGATTATACCGCAGTAGGTGCACTCAAGGAAGTTGGTATTAAATATTTAAGCCCTGCGCCAAAGTCAACACCAATTCCTTGGTTTAACAAACATCTGAATATAAGTAATAAGCAGAGTGCCTTGCAAGAAACTGAGAGTACCAACTACGTCATAGGCGCCATGTCGGATAATTTAAATTATGATGAATTACCAAACTTATAATATCAAGGAGAAAAATATGCAAGCAGTAGTATGGAGTAAAGAGAATTGTCCTTACTGCCTTCAGGCAAAAGCATTATTGGCATCAAAGGGTATTGAATTTGAAGAGCGCAATGTAAACAAAAACTGGACCAAGGAACAGTTAATGGAGGCTGTACCCAATGCAAGAACTCTGCCCCAGATCTTTTTAGACGATAAATTAGTAGGCGGATTTATCGAATTAAGAAAACATTTACAAGGATAACATGAAAGTAGAATTAGACCAAGTTTACACACTTAAAATTGCCAATGGCGATGAAATTGTAGCAAAAATCATTGAACAAACTGACACAACCTATACTGTTACTAAACCGCTGACTGTAATACCGGGCCCGCAGGGCAT